CGAATGTATTTACACACTAAATAATTTCCTACACTTGCCCTTACCGTAGTCGTATCGCGACTTTCAATTGCATGGATGACTTCCGGAATCGCAAACAAGAAATCACTTTCCGAAAGAATGACGTTCGTATGATTGGATTCCAAGAAGTCTGCCATTCTTTGAGCATAATAAAGATCCGCGGCATTTGGGAGTCCAATACTGTACGTTTCTAGCGGCGCGGTAATTCCCATTTCTTTTCGGACCGTATTCACCAAGTAGGCTACAATACTACTATCAAGACCGCCCGAGAGAAGACACGCGATGGGACGATCCGTATTCTCGACGCGCCTCTTGACACAGTCGTACAGTACGGAATAGACATGGCATGCAGGAACTTTAACGGGGTTGATCGATGGGAGAGAACAATAAGGAGCCGTTGACACCGACTCCGCGGTAACGGTGGTTATGGTTCCTGGACGAACATGCGACGTGGTCATCTTCGGCATCATTTTCAGTTCGGAGGCAAAATAGGTCATTCCTTCATCTCTCCCCATGTACAGAGGCCGGACGCCATAAGGATCGCGGACGGCATACATCGTGTCAATTCGCTTGTCATAAATGACAAAAGCAAATTCGGAGGCTTGAATGGCCTGAACCGTATACTCGATCCCATATGCCAAATACAAATGAAGGATGACCTCACAGTCCGATTTGGAAAAGGGGACGACGTTCATCGCACGAAACAACTCCTTGTAATTGTAGATTTCTCCATTACAAATCAAGTATACATCATTCATTTGAAACGGCTGATTGGAAGAATCATCCAATCCGTTGATGGCGAGTCGATGAAACCCTAGCCATGCATTTTCCAAATCCACGTTTTGACTGTTATCCGGCCCCCGATGTTGCCCTTTAAAAAACAACTCGGTAAGTTGTGTGCTGGGCGCCGTAGGATATAATACGGCCATGATACCACACATGATATTCATTCTTGACCTATATTTATATTCTTTGATATAATATAAAGAAACCACCCTATAACATGGTATATGGCAAGACAAGTTGGACGTGTTAAGTGGTTCAACAACAAGACCGGATACGGATTTCTTGAGGCGGGCGGATCCGATATTTTCGTCCACCACAAGAACCTCTCCATCAGCGACAACCAGTACAAGTATCTTGTACAGGGTGAGTATGTGGAGTTTGCTCTTCAGGTCCTCGATAACAACAAGACGACTGCAGTAGATGTGACGGGTGTAGGCCGTGGTCCTCTCATGTGCGAGACTCGGACGGCGATGCGGCTTGCTCAGGAGAGTAAGTAGGGAGTACCTTATGCTTCGTATTTTGTCGCTGTAAGATGCCCATCGCAATATCCGGCATCGTAGCAATAATGTTCATGACCGTTTTATACTGGATCGAACACACACATGAATCCTCTTCCAATTGTATACTATACCACCAATAAGCAGGAATAAATAATATTTGTCCCTGCCTCAAGACAACTTCCATGTATTTTACCTTCTTGGTAGGATCTTTCCAAGGATTGCAATCGCTATAAAACTCCTGTTCTTCATAGTTTTTGATCTCTTCTAAATACTTTGTATTTCGAGGAGGCGTTAATTTGACGGTTACGGTACCACTCGTCACATAATAATACGTTCGGTAGTGGTTGTGATAGGAAAGCCGCGTCGTATACTTCGGACTTCCAAATAAAACATCATAGGAAATGGACGATACCATCGGAGGTCTCAAGAACGAATCTAACTCAATATAATAGCGTTTTGCCATCGTTTCATTCAAAAAGGCAGAATTGTGATAGGTTGCGTATACTTTATTTTTAAAAAGAACAAATGCCTGTTCTAACGTTACAGGAATTCCTGCATAGTCTTGATCGTACACGAGGACATCAAAGGCGTTGTATTCCTGAAGCGATTGGGGTGTACACTGCTGAAGAAGTTCATCGGTATAATTAAAGAGGATCGGCTGTCTAAAATTACACACGTCTTCTAATTTGTGTTTAGGAGGCATTTGAATTTCAAATACTTCCAAGTCATCACTCGTTTTTAAATGAAAAACGACATGAATGTAAAACATCGTCACGATACAAATGGTAGCAAGAATGGTTAAATTCATCTATATTACACTACACAGAAATCTACTTTATACTTTTTACGAAGAAGTAAAGGAAGGGTCGGTCGATTCACCAAGTTCCGTCAGCATGACCGTCCCGCCCTTCTTCTTGGTAGGCTTGACATTATTGGCGCGTTCAAGGACACTCAACCGATCGGTCAATTCGTTCAGTCGCTGATTGAAGTTCGCAAACATTTCTGTAAAACGGTCGAGATCGGGAGTACTTTCAATAAACTTGTTTTCGTGATCTCCAATTTTTGTCTCCAATCCCTTGAACTTGGCGCCACAGATTACCTCAAGCTTCTGCAGCCGTCCGGCCATATGCGTTACCGCATCGTTAATTGAAATTTGACGCGGTGCCGGAGAAGGTGATGGGGGTGCTTGGGAAGGCTTCTTGGACATAATACTATAAAGGATAGATATTTTCTCATTTTAACTAATTAATTTCTAACATAGAAACATGGAGGATCAGCCTAACTTTGTATCTCATGTATTTAATTTTGAAAAGGACAGTCGGAATGAAATGGCCAACATCATTCAATACACTCTTATAGGAATTATCCTGATTTCATTACTGAACAGAGGAATTGAAGAGTATATGCCTGAACCGGAAGAAACGAAAGGAACTGCCCCTCTCTTGATGGAAATTGCCGTTCAGTGTATTGTCCTCTTTATAGGCATTTTGTTCATTCATCGAATCATAACCTATATTCCTACATTAAGTGGTATCAAGTACATGGACCAAAATGTAATTACTGTCATTCTTCCAGCTCTGATTGTATTATTAAGTACAAACAGTCTCGGTAGAAAAGTAAACATTCTCCTAGATAGATTTACCAAAAATGACCCCCCTGTTAAAATAAAACATACTCAACCCCTCAATTCATCTACCACGAACCTTCTCCCCACAAGAAGCAGTACTTCTAACCCCATTACACAAGAACCCGACTTCAACCCCATGTTTTCAAGCCCTACCGCCCCTGCAGTCAATCCTCCTTCGATGGACCCGATGCCTTCCAACTTTGGCGGGTTCGGGAATAACATGTTTTAAATGACGGGAGGGTTCTGTAATCTCAGTTGAATGTACATTTGTTGAACCATGAAATGAGAAATGCTATTCGGGGAATAAACTACATTACATATTTTACCTTTATTTCCGTTTTCTTGACCTATGAGCAAAGATTCATTCGGTTCTGCAATCGAATGTGTTGTATACTGTAAATTACCGTTTAGAAATACATCCAATTGTCCCTTATTTCCTACGAGGACGACTTGATTCCATGTTTGAGTTAACATCTGCATATCATGGGGGGATTCCACATCTTCTACAATCAAACGTAAGGTAGTGGTCGACGGTTGGTATCTCTGTTGTATGCTACCCATCGTGACCACGTTATTAAACAGGGATGCCCGAGAAGAATATTCGGGTGGGACTGCATCGAAATAGACCCAATACGAAAGCATATAATCATGAGAGGGGACAATTTTATACTCTACGGGAATCAGCAAGGATACGGGCTCACGAATCCACTGGTCTCCTCCATAGTAGTTCTTAAAGGTGGTGGTACTATAAAAGAGAAGAACGAAGAAGAAGACGCATGCCAAAAGAGTATAATTCATTTGAAGATCCATTTTAGGCGATTCGCCCTGTTGACGGTTCAATAATGCGGTCAACCATGAGGGACGAACGGCAAAGATGTACGCAATACAAAACGGAATGGTGTATACTAAAAAGTAGATCAATCCTGTCTTATCTTTACTTTTATTCTTTTTCTTTTTCTTTTCTTTTTTCTTTTTCTTTTTATTTTCATAATTCTCAATCGAATAAAACCCCTCGGAGTCATCCCCTCCCCCAATCATATAAAATGCAGAGACCGGCTTAAAGTCGTCATTCACAAAAGTTTCTTTGGTTTGACTTTCCATATACGACCTCGCAATATTTGTCATGGAAATGCATAACACCATGACACATAAGAGTGTGATGGGAGCCGGAGGTCGATTATAGATGACGACATAGGATAAGAAGGTAGTTGCATAATAGACCAAATCGGCCAAAGGGTTATTCGTAATGATCCCCATCGGATCTACCAGTAAAAGACCCATCGCGATGACCGAATACAAAAGAACATATAAATAAAGGAAGTAGTCTTCGTACACTTGCAACAATACGATAGGAGACATAAGAACCGTTAATAGAATGAAAATGTTTTGAGACATCGAATTCGCCTTCTCTTCCTTTTTATTCTCCGCTTCTTCCGTTACAGAAGATAACCATGCAGACATTTGTTTTTGAAAGACAATAAATGGTATACTGACGAGAATGAACAATACGATGGTAATAATAATTCTATCCATAGTAAGTAGTGATAGAATTATTACCATAAGATATGTCTACTGAGTTGATTGGCACTATATTTGCCGTTGTCATGTATACCAGCACTTCGTGTTAAATAATTTTGACGGCGACTCTTATTTTGATGTTTGGTATAGTCTTCGTACCCCATCGCTCCAAAATGTATCCATTTGTTATGAAAAATCATGTATTTTTTACCCTTTCGTGTTGATCTTCGAATCTTGACGTTTTTCCCTAAATATTGTTTTGCTTTGGCAACTACTTTTTGAGGATCCGAATATTTCCTCAACTCGTCTGTTTTGGAAACATCCATACCTTATATGTCTAAATTAACCGTATTTCTCTCCGACTTCTTCTTTCGTCCTCGTTTCATGAGACCTTCCTTCATTTCGGCCAATTCGCTAGCACTCACATTACTTGCCTCATCCATCTGAACCGACTTGGGCTTGAGACCATTCAAAATATCGCTAATGTCGGAAGGACCCTTCATTTCGGGACGAGGATTGTCGGGGCGTGATTTTGGTTCGTTGACCGTATTCATAAACTTGGAGAATCCAGGATTCGACGTACTCATCGAATTCATCGCCGCCTGTGAGAACTTTTGCATCAATTCAGGGTTCTGGCGCATGACATCGTCCAGTCCAGGCATCGACGATTTGAACATCGTGTTCGTCATGTGAAGCATCATCGCACTTCCACCCAATTGGAAGAGAAGCTTGAGCTCGGGAGCAAGCTTGGCCTTTGTCTTGTACTTCTCGTGCAATTCCTCGAAAATTTCATCGTAATCCGTTATGTTCTCGTTAAACTGTTCTGCCCATCCATCCAGCTTGACATCGAAGGGGTCGAACTTGGAGTTCAAAAACTCAATCCCTGTTATGCAGGCCATCAACATTTTTCCCTGAAACTTGACGCTGTTGGATCTCTCCTTCTCCGAGACAATATTCTCGTATTCTCCTTTCATTTCATCCAACGAGGATTCCATCGAATACTTTCGAGTCAATCGAATCCCCTTGGATTCTAAATCCTCTAGCTTTCTCAAAAACGTAAACTTCTCTTTCAAGTTGTCCGGTGGCGCTGCAGGTTTATCCGGATTTCCATTAAAGGGCTTGAATCCATCCCATGTGGTTTTGACCGGCGTAGGAATCTCAAACTTGACTTCTCTGGGCGTGTCGGGTGCAGGAGTCTCACTACGAGGAAAATCAGGGATCGAGATGGTGGGCCCTCGATCGAAACTCTTGTCGATTGGAGGAGCACTCAAGTTATTCAATTCTGTCTCCAGTTTGTCAATATCGGAAATGGAGACGGTATTTTTATCGGATCTTTTATCATTCATCAATAATTCGATGCCTGGACCCAGAGAGGAGACTTTAATTTCGTCTAATGGTGTTAGATTAACAATTTCCATAATATACCTAAGAACATTTAATTTTAAGTCTTCCGCAATTAGTATGTAAATACCAAACTGCCTGTAGAAATGTATCCGCTAGGTCATCCTTTTTCTTATGTAGATGAAATCCTCCCGGAGAAATATCGTTATATTGAAGTACAAGAAGCGCATGCTGGATGCCCAATTTCTTCCGTTCCGCATACGTGGTTTTTCCTTGGACAAACAATTTTAACTTATTACAGGCTGAAATACATTCGACCATCGCCCCTTTCATCGTCCAGTATTGAACGACCATCCCTTGAACCATCTTCATTTTACTTGCCAAAGGACCAATCTGATTTTCGACCAACACAAGATCGACAGGTCCCAACGTATCGTAGTGTTTCATGATAGATTTTCCTAAGACATACGCACTAGGAACATCCGGCTTTTTTGTATTCTTCAAAAGACATTTTTGCATTTGTTCCACCGTTCCAAGAGGCAAGTTAGCGCGTGTGCATAAAGCAATACAATCGACGAGACCTCTTGCCTTGTGCGCTGCATGTCTCTTACATAACGGTATTTCGTGTAGTTGTGCGGTCGCCTTTTGTCCACAACTACACGATTGTTCCGTAAGATCGATGACATTCCAATCCAGTATACTCGTTTGTTCTGGAGTACTGTCCAACAGACAGTGGGCAAGGTGTTTGATTCCCACGTCAATCGAAAGGACTCTCATACACTGTAGTATACAAGATAAGATTTAAGTTTATTCATAAAAATAATACACCATGATATATGTATGGAACCTAAAATCATTCATATGACTTACAAAAAAATCGTACCGTTTAAGGTGTATGAGCGATGGAAAACCTTAAATCCCGAATTTGATATCCAATTGAACTTGGATGTTCACTGTATTGAGTTTTTAAAACAACGATTCTCTCCCGAAATTGCAAAATTATTCATCTCGATTCCTCAGGGAATGTACAAAGCTGACTTATGGAGATTGTGTAAGTTATATGAATGTGGAGGTATTTATGCGGATGTCGATTTGGTTCCTTATTTGAAGATTGATGACTTAGATAAGAATACCTTCTATTCGTGTTTGGCCGATGATCCTCGAAGTATCTTTCAGGCATTTATGACGAGTGTTTCTCCAAAAAATCCGCTTATGTTATGCTTTTTGATTTCCTTTTTAATCAATCATCCCTACAAGTATCCCAACGGACCTTGTTATGACATGGCGAATGTGGTCAAATATAATGTAGGGGTTGAATATTTGAATTCAGATAAGGAATATCCATTGACGCACGTCAGAGTAAGAGTTCCTCTCAGTCAATCGAATGTTCCGACCAAATGTATTCGGCTAGGGTATTTTCCATCGGACATCGAGTATACTCTTTCTGTGGTAGATCATTTGCATCCTGAAAAATTCCAATTGAATATTGTAGAAAATGTCTTGGTAGCCACCCGTATCGACACCTTTCAAGGATGGAGAAATTTGCATTATATAGACATTTGTTTTCCTTCAACCCAAACTATCTATTTATTCAAAGAAATTGTCCCTCCCGAAGGGCATCAGTATGCCTATGTGACCCACAAAAGTGTTAAAATACTGGATTCAAGAGATCCAGATTATTTTAAAAATAGAGGATGGTAAATTTATATTCATGTATACTATGTTGTCTTTCATCCGTAAAAAATTTAAATTTTCCAAAACGAAGACCCTGAAAAAGAACATTCATCAGTACATTTCTAAGAAAAAGGACATTTGTTGTGAAGAGGACGTCGATCGAGACGTCATCATCGATTCTTTGTTTGAGTTGTATTCTCATAGCGACGACGCCTTAGAAACACTTCATAATGATTTCTGCAAGTTCATCGGGTATAAAAACGCCCTCAAGTCTGCACGAGATCGTCAGGGCCTTGCTTTATGGGACCAAATCGATCAAGCAGGATACAAAGATAAGCGAATCGACGAAGAAGAGGTCAAAAAGGCACTTCACGAAGTCCCTCTTTATTTCCTATTGTCATTTTTGGGATATGGATACTATAAATTCAAGGGAGAAATTCAGTCTCTTGTACAACCCGACACACCTAAAATGGACTCGGAAGAAGAATCTCTACCCCCTACCATGACGCAGGAAGATTCAAGTCTGATTACACCGTCCAACACGCCTAAAATTTAACACGCTTGTGAATTTCAAGGGCGAGTAAACCGCCCGCAACCTGAGCCAGTACGTACGGCAATAGCAGGTTGGCATCCGTCTTCTTGGCCATGACCATCATGACGGTGACCGCAGGGTTAAAGTGTCCACCCGAGATCTTTCCGCCTAAAAAGATGCAAAAGGCAAGCGCCGCGCCGATCGCGAAAGCATTACCTGTCAAAATAATGACATACATAAACAAAAGAGAGCCAACAAACTCCACTAAAACGGCGTTCATATATACTATATACCTAAAATAAATTGATTAAATATATAGTATTCTTATAGAGTATAATGGACGACATAGTACAGGCGTTTATAAAAACAACGGTAAAAGATAATTCTACCGTTGAGTTTGAGACGCAAATTGGGGATCAAAGTACCACTGTCATCGATTACCAAAATGTCATCCAGTGGCTTCTTTACTCAGGATTTACGATCGAAGATCCTAGAGGGGCTGATATTTTTCGTGTCGTAGTGTCCGATACAGAAAACCGATATCGTTTTGAATTGACAAATTTGGGAGCGATTCAACACTACTGTAAAACATCCATTCTCCTTAATCCGTTGATTTATTCAAAAACATCGGTCATGAAATATGCCATTCCTGATTTTCGTTCTCGACTTGCTCTCAACATCGAAACGCTTATTCCTGAAGAAGAACGCCCTCCCATCCTAGAGATGTTGAAAGGGGTTAAAAAGTCGTTTCGATTCATGAATCGTGTACGTCTTACCTCTTCCAAATATCCGTTTGTATTTGATTGTACCATCGTAAAAACATCAAACGACATAACCACCCTCTTTGATAAAGATCCTGAATATGAGATTGAGGCCGAGTTTACAAGTAAACACGACATTCAAAAACAGATTCAGCAGGCCATCACGTTTGCGTCTCGAGGATTTCAGAGAACGTATTATCCGATTGCTGTTTCAGAAATGAAAAAGGTCGTCGATGAGTATACTGCCTTAACGACGACGCGAGATTTCATCGGTCCAGGACCCATTACCTTACAACAGACGCATGTCGAAGATCATCACATTTTCGGAGAGTATGTCGTGAGCGAAAAGGCGGACGGTGAGAGAAAAATGTTATTCATTACGAATCAACGGATCTATTTACTTACGTCGGCTCTAAAAGTAGAGTATACTGGATTTACGATCAAAGGATGGAATGGAACTCTTATTGATGGAGAACATGTGACCAAAGACAAGAACCGAAACTCGATGAATGCCTATCTTGCCTTCGATCTTTACTTTAATCCTCTTCTCAAAACAAAGTCGGATGTGAGAGCTCTCCCCTTTCTTGCACTCAAAGGAGCTGCCACCAATCCGGTAGATACTCGCTACATTCAATTGAATAGTATACTGAAATCCATCAACGAAAAACGGTCCGGTGAACCGTCCTCCAATCTTACCCTTTCCTCCAAACAATTCGTTCCGGCAACTCCTGCAGCCTGTACGGAATTGGTAGAGAGTGATAAGTATACTTACCATACCGATGGCATCATCTTCACACCGATTCAATATGGTGTAGGCATGACCTCGACCAAAAGTACTGTGACGAACAAACGATTCACATGGGAACTCAGTTTCAAATGGAAACCGCCCGAAGAGAATACCATCGACTTTTATGTAACGATCGCCGATGCATCCCATTACAAAACTACCGCTGCAGGAGCGGAAGAGTACAAGACCCTGAATCTTATGGTAGGCTTCAATCGAAACGACATCAATCCTCACGGAACCCAGTACGTCAACCACCAATACTGTATCTGGAATAAGTTTGATGTACTTCCTGCTCCGGAACGAACCCAAAACATCATGTTCAAACCGGGAGCCATCCCTCATAAGGCGATTGTGTATTCGCCGGATGGAAGTATACGGACACAATATGGAGAGCCCATCGAATCCAAAATGATCATCGAATGTAAATACGATCATTCTTTGGATTATCCGGAAGGATCCAAATGGGTACCTCTACGTGTTCGGTGGGACAAAATGGTCCGAAGAAATCCGAATGCACTCACGACCGCTCTCAATAACTGGAACACGATTGTGAATCCGATCAGTATCGAGATGTTATCCTCTTCCAATCGAACGGTCTACTATGAACATGTGGACAAGGATCAGATGGCAGGTCTTCGAAAGTTCCACAACCACAACAAGTATAAACTGTTGGAAATCATTCGAGAAGGAGATACCGTACTGGATCTTGCCGTAGGAAAAGGTGGAGACTTGCAAAAATGGAAAAAGGCAAGTTTTGTACTCGGCGTTGATATTTTTGAAAATAACTTGGTGGATAGTGTGGATGGTGCAGGACAACGCTACATGGAATCCATCAAGAGCAAGAAAACAAAGACACGATGCCTCTTTCTTCATGGAAACAGTTCCAAGTCCATTAAATCAGGCGAGGCCATGTATACCGATTATGAGAATGCCATCGCGCGGTCCATTTTAGGCGTAGATCCGTTGAATAAATCTCTTGGAGCAGGAGTCGTCGAACATTACGGCAAGGCTTCTAAAGGGTTTAACGTTACCAGTATACAGTTTGCCGTCCACTACATGTTCGAAAACATTACGACGTTGACCACCTTCCTGAAGAATGTCGCCGAATGTACCGCTCTCAACGGTCATTTTGTCGGAACATGCTTTGATGGTGCACTCATCTTTGATAAACTGAAGGACAAGAAGGAAGTGGACATAACCTATGATGGGAATGTACTATGTAGTCTTGAAAAGAAGTATACTCAAACATCGGTCATTCGAAACAAAAGTTGTTTGGGATACAAGATTGGCGTTTACCAATCTACGATCGGAACTCAAAAGATCGATGAATATCTTGTCTTCTTTGACTATTTCATTCCTCTCATGAAAGAATATGGATTTGACTACGATGAAAAATTATCGATGTCCTTTAAACAAATCTATGAAACGGATCCGACTGCAAGGTCCATTAAAATGAATTCAGGGGAACAAGAAGTCTCCTTCATGAATCGATCCTTCGTCTTTGAAAAAGTACGAGAAGTATCCCTTCTTCCTACAAAATTAGGCTTTATTTCCCTGTAGATTCCTTGCCAACGAGATGTTTCGTGAGGAAACGGCGGGAGGAAGGATCGCAGGATATGCCTTGGTAAAAGGCGAACTCATCGATAACACGGGGACTTGTGTATTGGGTAATTTCCTACATGTATCTACATAGACCGAAATGATGGATTTGTTAGGTTGAACCGACTTAAGAAATGCATTCGTAAAAGCACCACAAAACTCCCCCTCCATTTCTACATCCGCACTAAATTGTGTGTCTCTACATCCACTCATCATGTAAACGGAAGGGTTTCTCATACGAGCAACTCTTTTTGTCGTAGACTGAAATATTCTCTCGTTGGAATAGGACAACGAATAGGGTAAGTCGCAAACAGAACCGCTATTACAGCTATCGAACAACATCGTGGCTTTACAACCAATTTTGGAGACAATTTGAAACAACACATCATCCAGTATGACATCTGCGGTCAAGAAATCATAAGGAACAATCACACTATCAAAACCACTCACTTCATCGTTATTTTTATCTCGTACGTTGGATCCATGTCCAGAATAATGAACAAAGATTTCAGTTGCAGGGATAGTGGCAATTCTTTCAAATTCACGAAGAATGTTGGCACGGGTCGGCATCATCAACGGATTATCGTCCGTAAGAATGGTCATGTTGGATTCTTGGTATCCATTTGCCAACAAGAGATTCTTGATGTTCTTGACGTCATTAATGCACCCGTTCAGTTGACATGACGTACCCGTGTAGTTGATACCAATCAATAACGCACGTTTCATACTATATGTCCTTAAAAAAATTGAAGTGATATTTCAGACATGTTTTTTTCGTACAACATGAAGCCGTGGAACGAGGAAGTCTTTCGGGAGAAGCGGCCGCACTTGGCAGGGTTCGTCGATCAGAACATTCAACCGATCCTCGGATCATGCAAACGGATTCTCGTCCATGCCCCCGTCAAAAGCGGAAAACGCGAGATGATCGAATACATCGCAGTAAGTAATCCCTTCTATTCTCACGTCATGATTTCGTCATGGTACAGGAAAGTCGATCACGAACAGAGAGCAGAATTGGAGCAGCACGGGCTTGCCGTCTTCACCATCACGAACGAAAAAACGATGACGGCGTGTCTGACGTGGATCCAAATTGAAGCCAAAACGCGACATCTCGTCATTCATTTGGACGAGTGCGACTATGGATCGGGGGACACGCAGTCTCTCAGCATTCTGTGGGCGTACCTTCGGGATCGATTCACCAACATTCTCTATAGTGCAACCCCTGAAGAAATCCTGTGTTCATCCGAGCTTACCGAGGGCATCATGGAAGACATGTTGTCGCACGGGACTTCCGTCGTCTATACACCACCTGAGGGGTATTGCGGACCGGCCAAATTTCTCAAGGAAGGACTGGTAGAAGAAGCCATCGAGTTCTTCCACGATTCTTCCTTAACGGTTCAAGGATCGGATCTTCTTCGGGACATGCGAAAAAGTATGGAACTCCATCCTCGACGAAACATACTCATTCTTCGGCTCTCTTACGGTGAGTTGGGTGGAAAACTCAGCCGAAAAGAAAACAAAGCTTTCTACAAATTCCTCAAGAATCTGGATTATTTTCCAGAACTGGAAGGATTCCACGTCATCGCGGACAAAGACGAAACGTCCAGCTTGAAGGGACCTTTTAAAACCGAACGCGTGGATTGGTCCAATCCTGCCTACTGGGACAAAAAGGGAACCGAACCGATCCTGATCGTCATCGACCAAACGTCATCTCGCTCTACCGAATGGGCCTGCCACGACCGCGTCTATGCAACTCACGACTACCGCCATCAAATCAAATTCAGCACGGTGTCTCAGGCACAGGAGAGGGTCAATCACTACAGTCAAAAATACGGGGGATTTCAACCCATTCGCGTCTTCGGCAGCATGAGCACGTTCAAACTCTCGGCTCGACAAATCGATTACGAATCCTTCTACAATCCTTTCAAATGGAAACTAAAGGAAACCGAAACAGGATTCCTCGTCTGTTCCTTCGACGGGATGACGCTTCATCCCAATTGTCCTCCTCGAGGCCTTCCGGAAGACCAAGCCGAAGATCTCATTCGAACCTACAAAAAACATTCACTCTCGATGCGCGTTCACGGAAAGGCTAAAATTGTACCGACCTACGAAGCGGTCTGGCACCCCTTTACTCCCGAGAATTGGGACACCGAGTGGCCTCGCATCCGCGAGACCTGTTTGATTCCTGCAGAATGGGAACACACGCATAATCCTTTCACGACGGCCTCCCTACACCGTTTATCGAACGGTACATGGAGGGGATACCATCGCGGATGGGCTCAGCTCGAATGGAAAAACGACACCCTCTACGAAAAACGGGGTCGAGTCCTTCAAAAAGTGGATACGGCCTACATGGACCGAAAACCACGCAAAAAAATATGCTATCACGAGGGCCAAGTCGGCGTCCTGTTCCTCTTTGCTAGAGGCGAAGAATATGTCGAAACACTCCGTCCTGTAAACTCGATGTACGGAAGCGCCATATAAAAAAGCATACAATTTTGGATACATCTTACGATTTATCTTTTTCTAATAATCGAGAACTTGTACTGGAAAAAGGCATGATGGCTGTATTTTGAGGGTTTGTCTGTAGACTCCACCATCCAACTTGTTCTACGTCCCTCGCCGTCCATACAGGAGCAATCGTACGAGATGCCGAGGTTACTTCCTCATCATAGGACACATACGATCGTTTAGACGGGATCGTTTTAGGGCATTTGATTGCATCTCTAGTTAATTTTCGATTTCCTCGTAGTTCGGTTTCAATATCCACACGATTGTTCCACATGTTCGCCCCCCATCCTTGAATGATGATCGAGGGGTCCGAGATAAAGGGAGGAGCATCTCCATTCCCCGGCTGATTTAAATAGTACATGCCTTGACTGGTACTTTCCTGCAGTTTTTTCATGACTCGATCAGGATCATCATAATATCGGGTAAACGCCATATACTGGTATACTATTTTAAATTTACTTATCTACTATAAGTATGAAATTCGTAACTTATACGAATGAGGCTGCTGAAATAGATGCAGTCGAAATGCCTTTCATCTATCCAGATGACTCGATTGACATCGTATGGTATAAATTATCCGAACATTACCGATGTGATATACAGGACATTTGTCTTTTTGCTAAAAAAATCGTGTCCTTTACCCCCGAACAAGTATACAAACAATTGTCGGATGAAACCGGCGACATTCCATGGTTCCATTATAAGAATTATGCAAACAATTTTGAATTTTATATTGATGTCAAGAAAGAACCGGTGACCTTAAACATCATTTCTAAAACCTCCTTTGTGGGTGCCATGATGAGCGTTTCTCTGGGTCAAAAAATGTTGCTTACGGCCAACCCTTTATTAGCAGAAAACATCTCCGAATATGGGTCGACCCCTGTCTACAAACAAGACTCGGCCAAACTATTGTTGGACTACTTTCCTTTGGTGGACGATACAGTGTACGTATGCCTTAAAAAAGATTTTGAAGGGAAATCCATGTACTATGACCATAAAGTGGATGTAGATTTGATCAAGCGAAGACTTAGTGGGTTAAGTGAGATTTATCATTTACCCACACGACCTCCTTTGGAAAGGATTGTTTCTCTTTCATGTACGATCAGTCCTCTCATTTCTCTCTCGGTTTCTTTAGATACAATCTTCAGTATACTTCATGTATCGGAAACGATGCCGATGATCCAATACAATACAGGATCGGAAGAAACACTTTTGTACAAGCTGTATACTGAAGAATACGATATTGCCGGTCATAAAATTCCTTATTTGGAATCTTCTAAAGTTCTCAAACGAGACCAGTCCTATCCCAAATCCATAACCGCTTTTTTCAAAGATGAAGTTAAATTTGCCTTTAAAGAAGATGGAAGCGTCATTTTTGACATCAAGTGCAAACAAGGCGAGTGTACGATCGAAGACATGAATAAAAAAATCAATAAACATTTGAGTGCCTTTCATCTGGTTCAACACTTTATGGAACAAAGCGGATATGTCTACCCCGAGTTCACTTCAGTGGAAGATTGTTCTACGATGAAGTTCTCTGTATACTTTGAATTTGCAGAAGTACCCACCTTTACCGAACACAATTGCCGACACAAATTTTTTATCAAACTCGACGATAAGGAGAGGCGATACATTCGGGTCAGCGAGTTTGAAGAGTCCAAGTTCATTTATGAAGTATGTTTGGCTCTGTTACTGAACAATACTTCCGTCGATAAAATCGTCCGACAACTTCAAGAAACGTTCAGCATGACACAGGAACAAGCCCAGACCGTATGGAAAACTTACGAAACGGATCTTCAAGTACTGAAGGCAAAGAATGAAAATAAAAAGGTATCCCTGAAAGAAAAAGAAGGGTTTACATCCATCATCACCTCGTCTCAAAATATCGTGTCCGTAGAAGTGAGAGACGTTCCTTCCGTTCACTATCTTCCAGAAATACGAAGAAACGTAGGTGCATATGTTGCTCTCTGTACCACACCGAATAAAATAACCTGTGCCAAGATGGAAGTTCAAGCAGCACCCGTTCATGAACTTGTCATGGATGTCGACATGCTCGAGATCGATTCAGACGAAGAAGTCTTAGAGATTGACTCCGATGATGAAATGTCGGGGGGAGCCGTTGACAAAGACCTTATTCTCAAGAACGATAGTTTTTTAATTACAAGAATCAAATCGGTATTTGCAGCAGATCCACAGTTCAAAGAAAAGGAATTTACGAAAAAGTGTCCTCTGAAGAGGTGTCCGATCGCTCTAACGTCGGCCGAAGCAGATCGCGTCAAGAAACATCCGACCTTCAAGGTCAACGATCGAACCTTTGTCTGTCCGAAATACTGGGACATGCAAAATAAGATTCCTCTGACGGAAGCCGATTTAAAATCGGCGGAACATAAGGACAAACGCGTCATCGATAAAAAAACAGTCAAAGAAAAGCGATCCATCGACTTTAAAACAGATGGAACCATTCTGGAATTGGAAACAGGAGATTATCCCTATCCAGGCATGCTTGCCAAAGCCTACGGACCCTGCTGTTTCAAACTCAATCCTAAAGTTAAGAAACAAGAAGCAAAACCGGTCATCGAAGCCCTTCAACGAATTATTGAAGACCGAAATCGACCGATGGAAGCGACCAAAGTCGCACGTCTTCCTAAACCACTTCAGTTCTTTTTTGGATTACCTGAAACCTGCATGATGTCCAAAAACAATTACTTACTTCGATATGGAGTACCTTCCCCGCATTCGTTCATGGATTGTATCGTCACCTGCTACCAGTTGTACAAAAAGGGATCGACGAAAGAAACGGTCTTGAAAGCGTTAGGAAAACTTGCCGATAAACACTTTAAGAAATTAAACAACGGGCGTATACAGAAACAGTTTACGTTGGAAGAATTCAAATCCCACATGGAACAGATGGATTATACCTATTTATGGGAACTTGTATGTCTTTTATTGAACATCAATTTGATCGTGTTGCGTATACCGAATGAAACCGATGTAGAACTGGTATGTCCAAGCAACCGGTACATGTTGACCCCGTTCAATCCTGCCAAAGTATCGTTCATCATTTTGGAACGACAAAAGAAACGTGAAGTTCGTTTTGAACCGATCATCGAACATAACATCCAGAAGAATGATCATGCACTTCTTCACGAGTACCACAACCCCTTTTTACTCAATACCTTTAAAGAAATCGAAAAACATTACGATAAATGTAATCCCTATTCTGAATTTTATTCCACCAACATGACAGCGGATGCACTCTATCAAAATCTACAGGCTCATTTTAAAGTTAGTCAGGTCATTCATGATTCGATGTGTATTGGGTTAGTCGTAGATAAAGTATACATTCCTTCTTATCCATCCATCCCTCTTGAAAAAATAACAGAGACGGATATTGATCATGCCACATCTTCTTATAAACATACAGTGAGTACACTGAATAAAGTATCCGATTTTTGTCCCTGTAAGCCACGTTTTAAATCCGTTTTGAATGGAATCGTCTACGGTGTCGTGACCCAAACAGGCGCCTTTGTACCTTGTACAGAGGAACAAAATAAGCCGGACGATCTTCCTCTTTATCGAGTTGAAATTAATTATGAGTATGCTTCAACTACAAAATTACAAGATGCCAAGCGTATACTACTTCATCGTCAATCGGAAGCCGAAAAATATTGTTATATGGAGTTCCGTCGACGGGTCAAAGATGCACTTCATCGTAATAAACAATTACGTGCTACTTTACAAGATCATATCAAGAACAAAACGGTCATGGAAGAACATGTTCATACCATTCTCCCCAAGTATACTTCGCTTCCTTCCAATGAAGACTCTCTTCAAAAGATTTTGAATTGCAAGGCCAAGTATACTTGTTCCGAGATTTACATTCCAGAAACCAATCTCGTCACCGGTCTACCCAATCAATACTTTAAACGGATGGCGACCGAACTCAATCGGTATACTCGAATCTCTACGTTTGTACTCAATCCTCAACTTTATATACCAGACACCCATTTTACGGTCAACGACGATGAAATGATTCTGATTGGTCAATCCGCCGAAGCCTACCTGAACGAACTGAAAGAGCCGCGGAGATTTGAACCGACCTACGATACCGCTGTCGCCTTCCATCAAGAAAAAGTAAGTGATCTGATGGTTAAAAAACTGATGAAAATAAAACTTGCACTATAGTATGAGAACGCGAAAATACAAAGGGGGATTTAAAAGCAAATGTCATTTTAAGTGTAAACATAACTGTTCGCATAGTTGCAGACAGTTATGTTCCGTTGCTAAAAAAGATAAGGCGTATCATCAAAAGGCCATTAGTGAACTTGTTCTGATCAAAGAAGATCTTAAAAAACAGATTGAAAAGGAAAAAGGGGAATCCGTCGATCGTCTTTTTAAAACCACGGATCTGACCGACCAAGAAAAAATAGACCTGCGTAAAATTTTAGAAGGGGATGCCAGTACTACGATCAAAGACGCGGTCAAAGCCGGACTTCGACCCCGAGAAGGCGGATTCTCTTGGTTAAACTTTAGTCGAAAAAATAATGAATGTGAAAAAGATTGTCAAGAAAAATGTTCGGATTCTTGCGATTATTTATGCGATGAATCCGTCAACATCAAAGCCAGTCTTTATAATAAAGAATTATCGCTGTTAAAGGCAGAAATTAAAGTATTGAAGTCCGTTCTCAAATCTTAAATTCCCTCAACCTCATCTTCATCCGTCGAGAGACAGAGACCACGCCACGACGTCTTCGTTCGTACCACATGATCCTTCTCTGAATAAATCTTCTGTAGATACGCGAACAACTCCTTTCCTTTAGGTGGATTGTTGCCATACTGACGCTTCCACCATACCGTAAACGTATCGAAAATCTGAGCATCGGAAATCGTACTCGACTGATTTTCGGTTATACAATCGGATACGAATGCAGTCAGGTAATCCTGATCGTTTCGATACTTCTCCGAGTTTCGCATGACCATAGGACAATCCACCACATTTCCTTTGGTCTTGAACGCTCTCTCCACCAACATACTCATGAAGACAATTTTCCATTCTGCGAACTTCTTATCGAGGTTCTTATCCACCATGAACTGATATTTCGAGTCCGGATCCGGCGTCTCGGTGAATCGAGCCTTAAATTCACAGGCTCGAATACGACGCCATGTACCGTCATCCTTACCCTTGATACCGGGCAAGTTGTTCGTACACATCGCCAATTTGAACATCGGAATGAATGAAATCGGAGAAGAGTACAGCGCACGACACAAGATCGTATCACCTCCGGTCAATTCCTTCAGCGCACCTTCATTAATCATGTCATCGACGGATGACTCTTGCATGACGGCATATCGAATACCAACTAGCGCCGCAATCTCAGGTGAAGCTGCACCGGTTCCCACACGAGGCCGTGTAATCAAACTAATGGGGACAGTCGCCCGATACTCTCCAAGTCCCTCCGAAACCAACTCTACAAATTTACTTTTTCCGTTTCGACCACAACCAATATAAATGTGAAAGGTCTGATTTGTATTTTTTCCCATGAGAATCGATGCTCCATGATCCCACATGTACTCACACAACTCCGCATCAGGGAAGAGCTGAGCCATGAATGCATTCACCTCCGAGACCGTATGCTGATTGCACTGGGAAAGCGGTACATACGGAATACGTGTGTGTTTATGCGTATAATCTTCAGGCACACCATTACGAAACCGCTGCGTCTCAAAGTCAATCACGCCATTCGTGAAACATAGGATGTCCGGCTTACTATCGAGCAACTGGTAAAACTGCGGCGAGTAAAATTTATGACTGGCTTCCTTCATGATTTTATCACCCTGTTTCTTCAAGATGTTCACCATGATACCTTCGATCTTACTCTTCTTCTTCTCGAGGTCTTTCTTCCGCTCATCATCCGGCGGAATGGATGAAATCAGCGTACAAAGCTCCGCTCGCTTGACGTGAAAGATCCCGTACACACCCTTCATGTCCGTTATTTGCTTTCTCAAATCGGTTCCTGAATCGTTCAGAATCCACCTGTTCCCTGCATATTTGAACCACTTTTGCTGCTTCAAATCTACACACACATACTCATCTTTGTAAAGCCGATAGAGCAACTCTGCAATATCAAACTCCGTACACATCGATTCTCTCAAGATCGCATCGACCGCCGTTTCCACACTCTTCGATCGAATGGCTCCATAATTGTCGGGATTCGCCATCTTCGACCAATACATGATCGATCGAATCGTAACCCCATCATCTCGCTTGAACTTGTCCCAATCCTGCCGAAGCTTCGAAATGTCCTTGAAATCAAACTTGGGCGATTGACTACTGAACTTGACCCACGAGAGGAAAAGTCGCTTGTCCGTATGATAAAGCGCCCACCCTACACGGATCCATTTTTCGTAATTGTTATAGAACTCCTCCGGAAGACTCATCGCGTACTGATGCGCCTCTGCCGAAATGTATTCATTCGGGTCAAGTGTTCCTAGAAACGTCTCGATGGAAGTATCCAACTGAGCCGCATTCGTTATGTCTTCATCGGCGATCGGGTCGGTACTCATGACCTTGTATCGCCGCTTGGTCTTCTGTTCCGCTTCGGGCATGAATTCATCCTTCAGTTTGATCGTCTCATGATCGATGTTTCGAACCGACAATTTATGAAACTCGGTCATCGGAAACCCCTTTCCTGAAGAAGTGATCAACTCAAAATTCTCACCCTTTTTCATACACTGGACGACGGTGGTCAGTTCATACGCCTCATTTCCGGGCTTCCTTGACCCGTACAGCTGCCACCCCGTCGTTCCTCGAAATACGCCTTCATCGAGAACCGAAGGCCAATCATTCGTGAGTTTTAGATCTTTCCAAATGTCCATTTTCTCGAGAAGATGGGTTCGTAATACGGTTTTACTCGCGCGATCCGCATTCACGCCAACAATCATGTGAATCCCATCCTTGATGCATTTGGACGTACAATTGATGTTGGGCTTTTCAAATACATAAATGGTACAGTTTTCATGAATGTGAAATAATTTGTGCATCTCAAAGAGGAGAACATCAATGAAATCAAGAATGTGATCTTTCGTGTAAAGACGCTTCGCTTCCGAATAACGAAAATCCAAATCAATCGCGAGTGGACCTGTCTCGAACTGCTTCTCCGTTAAGTATTCGGGGATACCTTTTTCGAAAACGTGTTTACAATAAATCGAGTAGAATTCGTGTAGGTTTTGAATGGAATAGGATCCGCCATAGACATTATGTTCGGTACTGCCGATCCTCGTGTGGGTACATTCGGATTTGTCCGAAGCAGTATGGCCTGATAGAAAGGCGTTCATCTCTTATGTATAAACAGAGGATTATTTTTGTTTCATTTTTATTAACGGTTTAATATTTAATGATGAAGTTTACGGCCGTATGTGGCTGCCAATAAGCGATTTGAGTTCCTGTTTGAGCGTTTACTGCTACTGTACCTGTCTTGTAAACGCCCGGAAAGGTCGCAGTAACACCTCCCGTGACAGTACAGGTTATAGTACTTTTGGCAGTAGACGTGGATGTCTTACCTCCATCCGCCATATTATTTCCGTTTGTACCATCGAATCCAGAGAAAGTTGCACCGATGTTGTGAGAAGTCGTAAGATTTCTAGCAATATTAGCTGTAGTATTGGCGGTAGTATAATTAATTCCTATGCTATCGTTGACAGGGTGAGTATGTCCTGGAATCTGTAATACATCAATTGTCGAAGATCCGCCTTCCGCCTTTACCACTGCGGGAGTCGTACCGAGTCCTGCAATCGTAGCAGTAGAAGCCGCACCCACAGGAAATCTTTGTCTAAAATCGGGTACGTCAAAAGATGCACTCGTCGTTCCTCCATAAAAGTTACCAATCACGTTATATAAATCTAAAAATATACCTGTGCCTCCATAGGAAGCACCATCACATAACAAATATCCAATAGGAGGTCGAATTCCTCCATATTGAATGATGCTACCAATGGGGGTGATGGATGGATAAATGATTTCGTTTCGTTTAAAATAGAGGTAGGGATTGGGGGTTGAAACGATCGTCATCGTAGCCGAAGTTACATTTTGACCAGTTAACTGAAGAGTCATATTATTATTAAAATAAGTATTTTTGGATATCGTAAACGATGCACCTATGACGGTAGCAGAGGTACCTACGACAACTGTTGCTGTAGTCGTTGACGTGATTCCTCCTGTTAAATTAAACGTGTACGTAAAGTTATTCGCGTTCACTGTGGATGTCATCAACATGTAGACCCATATTTTCCCCGCAGGAATGATGTACATATCTGAGTTGGTGTTCGTAAAGGTAAACGTACATAGAGTTATATTTGTTGTACCTACCGTTCCGCTGAAGATTGGTGTCGAAAGCGTTTGTTTGGTTGGATTCAGAGTTCCAGTACCTCCAATACCTAAGGTATTTCCTGCCGATATATAGAGACCTGTCAATTCAGGTGCATCGACATATGCCTTGATTGCTACATTACTTTCTGAAGTGGGATAGGGAGCCGAAATGGATGAATCTACAATAATGCCATCTACAGATCCTAGTCGAAGAGTACTTGTCGAAGTAATGCCATAGGTAGGGACCGTATAAAAGGGAAGTGTAAGATTGCTATACCCTGTCCCAAAATATAAAGTGACAGTTCCTGTAAATCCTGAACACACAAAATATGTTCCCAACTGAAATATATATGTAGGATTAGATTGATTGGAGGGTAGAGTAATTGTAACAGGATAAATACCTGTACTAGTTATAAATGAAGTATATTCGGCAAGATTAAGATTAGTATCATACCCTTGGGAGGGGGTGGTGTATTTTAAAACAGCTGAAATCCTACATGTACCTGTTGAACCGGATGATACTCCACAATAAAAATTTAGTGTGTAAATTCCTGCATAAAGGGTATTATTTACGAGTTCTATGGGAAAAGATTGTGTACCTGTACCTACAGTTCCAATCCCCGAACTAAATGACGAAAACGTACGTGAATAAGTCGTAGTTGAAGGAGCGGTTGTACTGATAGTATTTGTGTCGGTCATATAATAAACGGGGGATGTAGACATAACAACGGTTGTTCCAACAGATCCTGTACGTATGTTCCCTGATGCAACGATTGTTTTTGAAAACGTATTGTTTCCAGTCCAAGGGTTGTCATTTGCTAATAATGAAGCTCCTCCTCCACTTCCTACACTTAAATCTACATATGCCTTAGTGGCAGCATGGGTTCCTAATGTGGGAGTTACAAGTGTGAGAGGTCCGTTGACGTTGGTAGTTACGTTAGCGTTGCCTATATTAATGGTACCGGATGAATTGTTTGTGTATAAATTGACAGATGTTGCAGTATCCGAAGCACTAATGGTCTGTGTTTTTAAAGTTCCGTTAATAGTAGTTGTTACACCACTACTTCCGATGGTGATGGTTCCACCTGTCTGACCCGTATATAAATTTACATCGGATGCAGGATTTGCAGAAGATATGGTTGAAGTCGTTATTGAAGCAAATGAATGTGTGCCTGTCCATGCTTGACCTGCTTTAAGACCAAAAAAGTCATTTGCAAACTTAGTTGTTGCAACTAATGTATCATTTGTATTGGTTGTTTGAGTAGTAGCCGTAAGTGTGGCGGATGTAAAATTGTGTGCACCTGTCCATACTTGGCCTTCTTTAAGACCAAAAAAGTCATTTGCAAACTTAGTTGTTGCCACTGATGTATTATTTGTATTGGTTGTTTGAGTAGCAGCCGTAAGTGTGGCGGATGTAAAGTTGTGCGAACCTGTCCATGATTGGCCTCCTTTTTGACCAAAAAAGTCATTTACAAACTTAGTTGTTGCAACTAATGTATTATTTGTATTGGTTGTTTGAGTAGCAGCCGTAAGTGTGGCGGATGTAAAGTTGTGCGAACCTGTCCATGTTTCGGTTTCTTTACGACCATACCAATTATCTACATAGTCGGTTGTTGCAACATTTGTGTTAGTAGTAAAAGTGGTTAACGT